TATACCACGACGCATCAGACAACAAAAACGATGACGTATTCGGTTACACACCAAGATACGCAGAGTACAAATACATACCATCAACCGTTCACGGAGAAATGAAAACAACACTAGACTTCTGGCACATGGGTAGAATATTCCCAAGCAGACCATTATTAAACGAAGGTTTTATAGAATGCGACGCATCAGAAGTAGATAGAGTATTTGCAGTAGCAGAAACAGAAAAATTATACGTGTATTTACACAACAACATCAAGGCAAGAAGACCGATGCCATACTTCGGTGTACCAACAATCTAACAATGAGAAGAAGAAGAAAAGGAAAAAAATCATACGGATTTAAAAAATCCATGGCAAAACAAAAACGTAAAAGTAAAAAGTACAACTCCTTTAGGATATCAAGGGGTGGAATAAGACTCTAATATGCAATGTATCACACCAATCACGGTCAGGAACAAAACAAAAGATATAAACAATCAGAATCTTTTCGTCACTGTGCCGTGTTCAAAGTGTGTAGCATGCCTTAAAAGACGAACAGGACACTGGTCCTTTAGAATCAACCAAGAAGCTAAAATAAGCTCATCTGCGGCGTTTTTAACGCTAACATATGCAGAAGAACCAATTTCAGACAATGGCTTCCCTACCCTAGTCAAAAAAGACTTTCAGGACTTTTTCAAACGTTTACGTAAAACAACAAACAACAAGCTAAAATATTACGCTTGTGGAGAATACGGTACAAAAACTAAACGCCCACATTACCACGCAATCGTATTCAATTTACCACACAGTTTTTTAAAAAAACCAGAAAAACTGGACCCAATATGGGGACATGGACACACCATGCTCACCCATTCCAACGCACTCACAATTAACTACGTCGTGGGATATATTAACAAAGGCACCTTCGAAAGAAGCAGCGTCCACGACGACAGACTTAAGGAATTCTCACTTATGTCGAAAAAAATGGGTATGAACTATTTAACACCAAAAATGATTGAATACTACAAACAAAGACAAGTTGCGTGTATTATACACGAAGATGGCCATATACTTTCTATGCCAAGATATTATAAACAAAAAATCTTTACTAAAAAAGAACTTAAAATCATTAACGATGAGTACCAAAAAGTCAACGCTCACAAGTTTGATATCCAAACTACAGAAGAAGCGAGACTTGCTTTAGAAGCAAAAAAAATGCTTATATATAAAAACGAAAAACAATTAAAATTAAAAAGAGTAAAACTATGAAACTTAGAAAACAATTTACAGCAGGATATGAAGGAACATCTGGTCCTTCACCAGACACAACACTTATGACACAACCAGACATGACAATGTCTATTCGAGATTTACTCGATAGACACTCAAGAGGTTTACCTCTAACAACTAATCAACGAACCGGAGAATATTTCGACACCGAAATACCACGATTCTACGATTTAACAGATATGTTAAAATACAAACAGGAACTTATGGATAGAAACAAATCCATAAACAATCTCATAAAAGATGAGAAAAAAGCTGCAAAGCAGCGAGAAAAAGAAAATCTTAAAAAAACAGAAGATTTACAAACTTCCGATAAAAACGAAACCTTAGTTAACTAAGGTTTTTTTTATGGAAAAAAGCGAAGCGCAAAAGCATTAATACATACTTGATATATTAATGCTAATTGACACAACACTAAAAATCAGTTAGTTACGACAGTAGGAGGGAGGCACGACCAACGCACAACAAAACTAAACGATAAAAAGTTTGGCAATTAAAAAAAAAAAACTATATTTACATTAAATCAATGTAAAACCAGTCCTATAAGCTATCAGGTTACGTAACCTGTTAAACATAGTATAAATTATAGGACATAAATTAAACACTTATGTCACAAACAACAAATTTCAAAACTGAACAAGAGAAAAAACAACAGGAATTATTAAACAAAATAATCCTAAACCACTGCGTAGCATGTCATCAACAATTGGATTTACTCCAATTAAGATTAATCAACTTCGAAGACTTAGTCGAAGGTGTAAGAGAAACATTACGAAGAACAACATATGAGTTAAAAGACCACAAGGAAACTTTTCCTCATAAACTACCACAAAATACAAACAAACCAAAATTAACTAAAGTCTAATGCCTTTACCACTACTTGCACTATTAGGGATAGGCGCCGCTGCTGGCGCAACACAAGGTATTATAAACAATGCTGGAGCTAAAAAAAATCAGGAAAGAGCTGATAAAAACAATGTAAAATTTTGGCAAATGCAAAATCAATATAACGACCCAGTAAAGCAAATGTCCAGACTCAAAAAAGCAGGGCTAAACCCAAACCTCGTTTACGGACAATCCGTAAGCGGGGCGACCGGGCAAGCTGGAGCAGTTGCACCTTCAAAAGCAGCACCATATAACATAGATGCAGTTAGCGGAGTTATGTCTGCAATGCAAGTACACCAAGCAGACGCTCAAATAAACAATACAAATGTCGATACACTAGACAAATTACAAAAAGTCGCAGTTGACAAAAAATATTTGGAGCCAATGGCGAGAGAAGAATTAAAAAAAATGTCTTTAGGCAACATACAACAATATTTACAAAATAAACAACTAGCACCTTTTGTACAAACATCAGTTGAAAGAGCAGCAGAACAATTACAAACCATAAAAGCTGGAACCAAAACTGCACAAGCAAAACAAAAAGTCGCTGAATTTCAGGCTAGACTTTCACAAATGAATATTAATCCATCAGGAACATTAGGTATGACATTACTTAGAATGGTAATGGCATCTGTACCAGAATTGCAACAATACCTACAAAATAACACATTTAAACAATAAACAACCATGAGCATATTTAATCAAGTATCAGTAAAAAAACCATCGTCAAACACATTTGACCTGTCACACGACAGAAAATTCTCAGCAACAATAGGAGAATTAACACCAATATTAGTACAAGAAACAGTACCAGGAGACAAATTTAATATTAACAGTTCACAAATGCTAAGATTTGCTCCAATGGTAGCACCAATAATGCACAAAGCATCAGTATACACACATTTCTTCTTTGTACCAAACAGAATATTATGGAACAACTGGGAAGAATTTATATCAGGAGGTGAAGACGGTTACGCAAACCCAACATTTCCATATTTAACAGCACTAACAGGACAAGAATATTTAGTAAAACAAGGAACACTAGCAGATTATCTTGGACTACCTACAGGAGAATACGGAACAAACGCTTCCGTAAGTACAGACACAAAAGTAAACAGTTTACCTTTTGCAGCATATAACAAAATATACAACGATTATTACAGAGACCAAAATCTAGTTGCAGAAGTACAAGACACAGTAATCGACGGATTTAACTATTTAGGCGATTTTAACCATATACAAAAAAGAGCATGGCAACATGATTATTTCACTTCTGCCCTACCTTGGACACAAAAAGGACCAGAAGCAACAATTCCATTAGGAACATCTGCACCAGTATCAATGATAGACAACCCTGTACAACCCATGTTAGTAAAAGATTTAACTGGAGCTGCTACAAATAATAATCTACTTGCATCAGGAAATGCAGCGCAATTTTCCGACCAAAACACAATGTCTAAACAATGGTATTTAGACCCTAATGGACAACTAGAAGCAGACTTATCAACAGCGGCAGCGGCTTCAATAAACGAACTAAGACGAGCATTCAGATTACAAGAATGGCTCGAAAGAAACGCAAGAGGCGGTTCAAGATATATCGAAATTATTCAATCACATTTCGGAGTAAAATCATCAGACGCAAGATTACAAAGACCTGAATTCTTAGGTGGGTCATCTACTCCAGTTACTATAAGTGAGGTTTTACAAAATTCCGAATCTGGGGTAGCTTCCACCGATCCAACACCACAAGGTAACATGGCCGGACACGGAGTATCAGTAGGCCAATCAAACAATGTATCATACATGTGCGAAGAACACGGATTCATTATAGGCATAATGTCCGTAATGCCAAAATCAGCATATCAACAAGGAATACCAAAAGTATTCAGCAAATTCGACAAATTTGACTATTTCTGGCCATCTTTCGCAAACATTGGCGAACAA